GACAGAAAGAGAAAAAAACGCAAGTGATAAAGCACAAAAACTAATCAGTAGATTTATTAGTGAATGTGAAGTAGATGAAGATTCTGCAAAGAAAGCAGGTTTGATTCTTATAGATGAATTATTTAAGTGGGGACTGCCTTACACCTATCAAATAGAATTTTGGACAGAGGTTAAAAGATATTTAAAATGACGGCACAAGAAATTAGCGACAGAATAGTAAAGAAAACTAAAGTAAATGTTTTTGAAGACAGTAGGAGAAAAGAGGTAATTCATTACAGATCATTACTAATCTATCTGCTTAGAGAAAAGATGAATCTTAGATGGATGAACATAGCACTGTTTTTTAAGGCAAATGACAAAAGTATAACACACGCAACTATTATACATTCACATCATTACTATCAACTTTACAAGGATGAAAATCCTAAATTAGAAGAGTTAGAAAAACAATTTAACTTTGCACCAGTTGATCTTGACACATTAGACAAGATTCATATGTTAGAAAATAAAGTTAAAAATTTAAGAAAAATAATACAGAAATATGAAAAAGTTAGTTAGTTCAGTAAGGAAGTCACTAAGAAATTTATTCACAGAAGATGATCCCACTAAAATATGGGTTCAGATACCTAGAAATTTCAAAACAAAGAAAGATCAGAATTACATGATTCGAAGAACAAAGGATTTTATAATTGAAAACACAGAGGTGGGATAATGGAAAACTTTGATAAGGATTATGAGGATGGAAACAATATTGAAAAATTAGTATTAAATTTAATATTAAAAAAATATCCAAAAGCCTATATCAAAGAAGGTTATTTTAAAGGGTGGGACATACACATCCCCGAAGTAGATAAAACAGTAGAGGTTAAATTTGATCGTGTTGCTGAAACAGGTAAAAACATCTTAATAGAAATTGAATCAAATAATGAACCATCGGGAATGTCAACAACAAAGGCTGACTTTTGGGTAATATATGATAATATTAAATTTTATTGGTTTAAAACAGAACAAATAAGAAAGTGTATTTATGAGAATAAATTACATTGGAGGGAATATAAAGCCAATCAAGACAATAAAACAAAAAAGGCTTATATGATAAATAAAGAATTACTTTTAAAATACCAATATTTACAAAAATAAAGATGATAAAAGAAGTAAACATTAACGAGGTTCTGACAAACCCAAACAATCCAAGAACCATAAAGAATGATAAGTTTAAAAAGCTAGTAAAGAGCATTAAAGATTTTCCCCAAATGCTAGAGAAGAGAGCTATAGTAGTTGATGAAGCTATGATGGTTCTAGGAGGTAACATGAGATTGAAAGCCTGTAAAGAAGCAGGTGTTAAAAAGGTGTGGGTAGATGTGGCTGAAGGTTGGACTGAAGAACAAAAGAAAGAATTTATCGTTAAGGACAATGTAGGCTTTGGAGAATGGGATTGGGATACATTAGCAAACGAATGGGATGTAGATCAGTTAGATGAATGGGGTTTAGATGTTCCCGACTTTCCTAATGAACTAGAGGCAGAAGAGGATGATTATGAAGAACCCGATGATTTAAAGGTTGATGTTGTGTTAGGTGATTTGATTGAGATCGGTGAGCATCGTTTATTATGTGGAGACTCAACGGATTCAGATCAAGTGGCTAAGTTGATGAATGGAGAGAAGGCTGATATGGTATTTACTTCACCTCCTTACAATGGAAATACAAGTGTTGGATTTCATCAATCAAGTAAAAAAAATAGTTTACCAACTTCACCACTTTACAACAATAACGAATCCGATAATAAAACAAGTGAAGAATATATACAATTCAATGCTGATATTTTTAATACAATTAAGACAATAGCAGCAGATGATTTGGTTATACTTTACAACATAAATTATAACAGAAATTCGCCAAGTGAGTTTATAGATGTTGTTAATGTTGGAAGAGATGCATTTAGTTTAGTTGAAACAATAATATGGGAGAAATCAATGGCTATATCTTTAGCAGGTGATAACCTAACTCGTATTGTGGAGTTTATATTTGTTCTTTATAACGGTGATGATAAACCAAAGATGAATAAAACACATACAAATGAGTGTATAAAGAATTTATGGAAAATATCTAATAGTGGAGCAAATCACGAAATACACAAAGCGTGTTTTCCTATAAAACTAGTTGAACAAGGAATAAATATTTACGCAAAACAAAACGCTTTATTATTTGAACCATTTACAGGTAGCGGAACAACAATGGTTGCATCACATCAACTTAATCGTAAGTGCTACGGAATGGAATTAGATCCAAAGTATTGTCAAGTGATAATAGATCGAATGAGAAAGCTAGATGACAAATTAATTATAAAAATAAACGGTAAAGAGTATGAACAAAACTGAACAACATAAAAAAGCAATAATCAAGGCTTTAGAAAAATCTCTTGGTGTTGTTACTACTGCCTGTAAAAATGTGGGGATAGGTAGAACTATATTTTACGAATGGATGAAGGATGATAAATCATTTGCTAAAGAAGTAAACGATATTCAAAATATTGCATTGGATTTTGCTGAATCACAACTACACAAACAAATAGGAGATGGATCAACTATTGCAACTATATTTTATTTAAAAACAAAAGGTAAAAACAGAGGTTATATTGAAAGACAAGAGATTGAACATAATCAAAAAGATAACGAATTTAATATCAGAATTATTAAGTGAATCTTGATGTAAATGTTGTCTTTGAACATCTTGTGGATTCAAAGGCTAAAATAGTATGTGAGCAAGGGGGTACGAGATCGGGTAAAACCTACAACATATTGATGTGGATCATGTTTTATTATTGTACCAAAAACACAGATAAGATAATAACCATTTGCAGAAAATCCTACCCGGCACTTAGGGCATCTGTGATGAGGGATTTTTTTTCTATATTAAATGCTCATCAAAAATATGATGAATCAAAACACAACAAATCAAACTCTGAGTATCACCTATTTGGAAACCTTGTTGAATTTATTAGTTTAGATCAACCCCAAAAGGTAAGAGGTAGAAAACGTGATTTACTTTTTATCAATGAGGCAAACGATTTAATATGGGAAGATTGGCAACAATTAATTTTCAGAACACAAGAACGTATAATAATAGACTTTAACCCATCAGATGAATATCATTGGATATATGATAAAGTTATTCCTCGTAATGATTGTGATTTCTTTAAAACTACTTTTAATGATAATCCTTTTCTTGAAGATTCTATTAAGGAAGAAATTCTTCGATTAAAATCTACTGATGAACAGTATTGGCAAATATACGGATTGGGTGAACGATCAACCAGTATATCCACTATCTTTAAATATGTAGAAACAGATCAGATACCAACAACTGCAAACCTTATTTCTTATGGAATGGATTTTGGCTACTCAAACGATCCAACTACTTTAGTAAGTGTTTATATCGAAGATTTTAATTTGTACGTTAGAGAGCATTTATATAGGACTCAGATGACAACCAATGACATTCATCAATTCCTACTAGATCAGCACCTAGAAAATAAACCGATTTACGCAGATTCAGCAGAACCAAGATTAATTGATGAACTTAAAAGAATGGGGCATACAATATTTCCATCTATAAAAGGCAAGGATTCAATTAATGCAGGGATTGATTTACTTAAGCGTTATAAGATAAACATATTAAGCACATCCACAAATGCCATTCAAGAATTTAGAAACTACAAATGGCAAGAAGATAGAACTGGCAGATTAATTAATTCACCCGTAGACAAGAATAATCACATTATTGATCCTTGTAGGTATGCGACTTATTCTATTCTATCTAAACCCAACTTTGGAAAATATGCAGTTAGTTAAAACTATTTAATAAAGTTTTTGTTTTATAACTTATTTATGTTACCTTGCATATATGATTAACAAACAAACAAACAAAATGGAAACAATGAAGCCTTTATTTACAGACATAGAACTAAAAGAAATTATTCATGATATAGATATAGCTTATATTGACATGATGGATTCAGAGGTACACAGACAAGAAGTAAATTGGTTTGTGCATGACTTAGAAATATTTGCAAGTGTGTTGTGTATTCGTGAAACGCTTAGCGAACCATATGAGACTTATGATCATCAAGAACCGGGAACATACAGATATTTTTTTGAAATTGATGATTGTTGTGCTTACTTTAATGATGAGGATTGTATTACAAATCATCAACTTGAGAATATAATAGTACCAGTTTTAGAAGTTAAAATACACCCACATGGATAAGATACAAAATACACATGATGCAGAATATTGGAACAATGCACATCTTTGTTCTAGTATTCTTCGAGGATGGCATAAGATCAAACCCGGCAACGAAGAAATAAGATCAGTAATGACTGCTCTTCAAGAGATGTCTTTTTATGTAGCACGTTTAAAACACGATGCACAAGCAAAGGATAAGATAGTAGAAGAGTACAAATTAGAAAGGAACAAGTGGTGCATGAGGGCGCAACAAGCAGAGCGAAGATTTGACAACGCAGAGAAGTTGATAGATATTTAAAACTTTTGTTTAGTTGGTTAATTGGGGTAGTCAGAAATGGCTGCCCTTTTTTTGTGTTTAAAAATCCCTTCTGTTTTGCGTTATATATTTATGAAAGCAAGTGTAACTGTACCAAGTCTATCTGAAATCACACTAGAACAGTATCAAAGATTCTTAAAAGTTCAAGAGATTAACAAAGAAGATGAATATGTTCTTCAGCTAAAGATGATTGAAATCTTTTGTAATGTTGATTATAAAGATTGCAGAAACATCAAATTTTCAGATGTTGAAAAAATCATTGAA